CACCCCCGTCAATGTTAGATGCACCGCCTGCCCCTGATGGGTTTGCGCATCGTTGGATTCGAGCCGAAACGCGAGGATTTGATGATACAAAAAACATCAGTGCTAAAATGCGGGAGGGTTGGGAACTTGTTCGTAAGGACGAATACCCTGACTTTGAATCTCCCGTCGTAGAATCAGGTAAATATAAAGGTGTGTTTGGAGTAGGCGGACTGATACTCGCTCGGATTCCCGTTGAGACGGTTCAGGAGAGAACTCATTACTTTAATAGTAAATCGAGGGATCAAATGGATGCAGTTGACTACGATATGATGAGAGAGAATCAACATTCAACCATGACGATTGAAAAAGCCAATCGTCAATCTCGTGTAACCTTCGGTGGCCCTCGTAAAAATTAGGGTCGCCCCATTAGGAGAAAACTAAAATGGCAAATCAAAATACTGCCTTCGGTTTACGTCCTATCGGGCTTGTTGGAAACGGTGTTAATTCTACTGGGGTAACTCAGTATGAAATCGCTTCTAACAACACCAATCCGATCTTCCAATACTCTTTATGTGTGCCCACTGCGGCAGGCGTAATAGATCATGCGGGAGCGACTAGTGGGGGTACTACTCCCGCTCTTGGTGTTCTGATGGGCGTAGAATACGTTGACTCAGTTTCGAAAAAACCAACCTTTCTTAGTTATTGGCCTGGTTCGAACAGTGTCAGCGTGGATACTAACCACCCTGTTAAGGCTTTTGTAGCTGACAATCCAAATCAGTTGTTCAAGGTAGCAACTGACGCAACGATCACAGATCGTGCGACAGCCCTAACGGCTGTTTTTGCAAATGCGTCTTTAGGCACATCTGCACGTACTGGTTCTACCAATACGGGTAATTCAAACTCAGCTTTGAGCGTGTCTTCAATCGCCACTACTGCAACACTTCCGTTGCGTATTGTCGGTATAATGGATGACGAAGCAAACAGCGATTTCGCTGCTGCGGGTATTCCATTGATTGTAAGAATCAACGCTCATTTCAATGCAACCACGTCGCGGTTTGATTCTCAAACCACTGCGACTACAACAGGCACATAAGGAGAGCGTAGTATGGCTATATCACGCGCACAACTAGCTAAAGAGCTAGAACCTGGCCTAAATGCATTGTTTGGGTTAGAATATAATCGTTACGAGAACGAGCATTCTGAAATCTTTGAAGAAGAGTCATCTGACCGTGCTTTCGAAGAAGAAGTAATGCTTGGTGGTTTCTCAACTGCACCTGTTAAATCTGAAGGCGGAGCCATCAGTTTTGACGATGCAAAAGAAACATACACTGCTCGTTACACTCACGAAACCATTGCTTTGGCTTTCTCAATTACAGAGGAAGCAATTGAGGACAACCTATATGATCGTCTAGCTTCTCGTTATACGAAAGCTCTTGCACGTTCGATGGCTCAAACAAAGCAAATCAAGGCGGCATCTATATTGAACAATGCGTTCAACACAGGTGCAAACGCTATAGGGGATGGCGCAGCATTATGCTCAAACGCACACCCTTCTCTGTCAGGTAACCAAACCAATATTTTGGCAACTGCGGCAGACCTCAACGAAACCTCTTTAGAGCAAATGCTCATTGATATTGCAGGTTTTACTGATGAGCGTGGTCTTAAAATTGCAGTCAGCGGTGTGAAATTAATCATACCAAAAGAATTGCAGTTTATTGCAGAACGAGTGCTTAACTCAAACCTACGTCCGGGAACAGCGGATAACGACGCAAACGCAATGAAGAACATGGGAATGATTCCTCAAGGCGCTGTTGTTAACCACTTTTTAACAGACACAGATGCGTATTTCATAAAGACAGACGCACCTAACGGGTTTAAGTACTTTAATCGTGCCCCAATCAAAACAGCTATGGAAGGCGATTTTGATACAGGTAACATGCGATTCAAAGCTCGTGAGCGTTACAGCTTCGGTGTATCCGACTGGCGTACAGTTTTTGGGACTCCAGGCGCAGCCTAAGTTTCAATACAATTTTATGGGAGAGAGCCGCTTTTGCGGCTCTTTCTTTTTTTATTTTATGTGTTATAGTAAATTATCCCTGACAGCGGCATGAGGCTGCTGACGTAACCCAAGACAGGAGATCCACATGGGTACTACAACTTTTTCAGGTCCGATTCGGGCAGGTAATATTAGAAATACAACGGGTACTACCGTTGGAACCGACATAGCAAACGTTGGCTATGTTGTAATGACTCAACAACATGTAATGGACATTTCCGGCGGCGCTGTTGCAGCAGAAGCCACAAACGTAGTGATTCCCGCTAACTCAAAAATCGTAGACATAATTATTGATTTGGAAGTGGCTGCTAACACCACAACAAACATTAGTGTTGGTGATACTGTAGGCGGTGCAGCGACTCTGGTTAATGCTGTTGCTTCTGGAACCACTGTAGGTATTAAAGCGTTAGGCGCTTCTGGTGGTGGTACACTTACATGGAAGAACACAGGTACATCCGATTTAAAATTAACAGCTACCTCAAGCGCGGGTACAAATGCGGGATCAGTTGTTATAACCGTAATGTATGCTCAGGCTTTTAACACTGCTGTTCAAGCTTAATAAGAGGATTTTTAGATGGCTAATTCAGACGTAAAAAGCAAACGTCTGACGGGAACAGGCGCGGCAGCAGTTGGTCGCGCACGTTTACGGCAGATACAAGTTCTTACAGGCGGTGGCGCGGGTAGACTTACCTTAACTGACGGAAACGGTGGTTCAACAGTTTTAGATATTGATTTTTCTGCATCTGAAACTCATTCGGTGAACATCCCTGACGAAGGTATTTTGTTTACTAGCGATATTCATGTTTCAGTGGCTACTAACGTCACCGCATTGACTATTTTCCATAGTTAAGGTGACCCTATGGCGTCTAAGGTAAAAACAACGTCGTCTAAAGAAAAGAAACGCAAAAGCGACAGTATGCCGAAGCGTAATAAAAAGAATTTCCGCCCTACAGAAAAGGGGGCGGGAATGACGGAAGACGGAGTTAAAGCCTATAGAAGAAAAAACCCTGGGTCAAAATTAAAAACGGCGGTTACAGGAAAAGTTAAAAAAGGAAGTAAGGATGATAAACGGCGTAAATCATTTTGTGCTAGGTCCGCAGGACAAATGAAAAAATTTCCAAAAGCTGCAAAAAATCCTAATTCACGTTTGAGACAAGCTCGAAAAAGATGGAAGTGTTAATGGATATAAATGATCTTTTAAATCGTTTGGAAAGACATGAAGCTGAATGTAACGAACGATACAAAAAAATAGATAAACAACTTGATAAATTAGACATGCGTCTATGGGGAATAGCGATTCTAATCGTAGCTACCGCAATTGCAGGAAAGTTTTTATAATGGCTTATTCAAAGAAATCAAAAAAAGCTTCAAAGAAAAGTAAAGGAAGCAAGATCTGCCCTGCCGGAAAAGCGTGGGCAGAAAGAACTTTTGATACCTACCCTAGTGCATATGCCAACATGGCGGCATCTAAATACTGTAAAGATCCTAATTATGCCAAAGGGGCAAAGGGGAAGAAAAGTGGGTGAGCTTAAAAAGTGGCGAGATCAAGATTGGGTAAGGATTGGTACTGATGGTAAAATCAAAGGTAAATGCGGCACTTCAAAGGATAAAAAGAATCCTGACAGGTGTCTTCCAAGGTCTAAAGCGAATAGTCTTTCGAAAGCCGAAAGAGCAGCCACTGCCCGAAAAAAGAAAAGTGAAGGCAGTAAAGGCAAAACCTTTGTCAAAAACACAAAAGAAGCGGAAGTCAAATTTGCAAGCAACGGCGGCGCAATCGAAAGGCAAAAAGCCAAGAGGCCGTCCCCCAAAAACAAAAAAGGTAAAAAAGGAATCGTAGCTAGAGGCTGTGGTGCAGTATTGTCCAACCGTAGAAAAAGAACCAGTGGTTCTGTATCTGCATAACTTAAAAGGAGAAAAAAATGGCAATGAAGAAGAAAGGTTACCGATCAGGTGGTAAAGTAAAGCGCATGTCTAAAGGTGGCGCAGCGGGCGGTAAAATGAAGCGTATGTCTAAAGGTGGAGCTATGGGCGGTAAAAAGCGCCGCATGTCTAAAGGTGGCGCAGCGGGCGGCAAAAAACCTGCAAAAATGATGTCTGGTGGCGGTGCAATGACTATGGCACAACTACGAAGCGCCGCAAAACAAAGGGGAATGAGTTTAAGTCCCATGAAGAAAGCAAAAGGCGGAGCCGCAAAGAAAAAATAATGGCGTATTTACATTCTAATGTGCCTTACTTCAAGGCATGGGTTCGCCGTGAATACACTCACAACCATGAGAAGTACCACGGCGAATTTTTACACGCGATGGTCATTGGTGTGACCACGATGCCAAATAGATGTTTGAGTTTTCAAGTTATATTTACTGGGAATGAAGCTGAAGGTGAGGAAGAGGATACAGTTCATGGGGGAGCGATGTGGGCAAGAATGCCTATAACTGCATTAGTTGCGGATATTCCTTTTGAGGAATGGCCTGAACCTATGGAAACATATGATGCTCAACCCTGGGATTGTGCGTCTTATCACAATTCGGTGTTTGTTATGGACCGGGCTACGCCTTGTCCGTGGCTTGCTAAGATTGATGGTAAAATGCATCCTGCAAAGTATTTGTTTACTGTGGATTATTCTGAAAGCGAAATTGCAGACGATCCGGCGCAACACAAACAAAGTCATGTTTTGCAATTACTGGATGCAGGGGAGTGGACTGGAAATATAGTGGCTTTGCCAAATAACAGAGTGCGAGTTACGCATCCGGCTTGGTTTGCAGCAGGGGAGGGAGCGCCTGATTTCAAACCGTCACAACATATACACTATTCAAAAAGTGATTTAGACTATACACTAGACGTAAATAGGGTGTTTGATAACCTTTATAATGAGGATTAAATATGACTGTCTCTAGCAGTAAAGATTTTGAGTTAGATGTAGCAGAATACATTGAAGAAGCTTTTGAACGTTGCGGTTTAGAAGTTCGTACTGGCTATGATCTAAAGACTGCAAAACGATCTTTAAATCTTATGCTTGCGGAGTGGGCAAATAGAGGCTTGAATCAGTGGACTATAAAACAAAGAACTCAAACGGTCACTCAAGCAGATGGAGAGTATGATCTTGGTGCGGATGTAATTGATGTTTTATCTGTGGTAGTTCGTAGAAGTAATACTGATTATGCTTTGACCCGTGTAAGCCGCGATACCTTTTTATCGATACCTGTTAAAACAACACAAGGAAGACCTTCACAGTTTTTTTTAGATAGACAGATTACACCTAATCTTAAAGTTTGGCCTGTCCCCGAAAATAGCACAGATGTAATTGTTTATGACGCTTTGACTAGAATGGATGATGCGGATGCTCAAGTTAATACTTTGGACATGCCTTTTAGGTTTTATCCGTGTTTAGCTGCGGGTTTAGCTTATTACATTGCTCTGAAACGGGCACCTAATCGTCTTCAGATGTTAAAAGCGATTTATGAAGAAGAGTTTGAAAGAGCTATGACCGAAGATCGTGACAGAGCTTCTTTCAATGTTGTGCCCCAGTTCCAATATTTTAGGACAAATTAATGTCAAAGTTTGCTTCTGGAAAAAACGCTTACGCTATATCAGATCGATCTGGTTTTCGGTATCGATACAAAGATATGCGTCGTGAGTGGAATGGGCTATTAGTTGGGAGAGACGAGTTTGAGGCAAAGCAGCCACAACTAGGTCCTTTTAGAAAGGTTATTGACGCTCAGGCTTTGCGGGATGCAAGACCAAATCAAGTAGACCCCGTTCAAACTTTTGAAGTAAAGACCACAAACGGTATTACTTATCTTGGAAACGGAAACTGGTCTACTTCCGGGGTGGCTGAATTACCTAGTAAAATTGAAACAACTACTGCTTTAGAAGGTCAGGTTGGACAAGTATTAGTAAATGAGAATCAAATTACCGTGACAGGGCTTTCTGCAACAGGTCAAGTTGGGTCCTTATTATTTGCACCAAGATTCGATAGTACGTCGGTAACTTTAGATTCAACAACAGACACCTTTGATGAGGGATAGAAAATGGCAAAGCAAACAGTAGGCATTGGATCATCTGCAAACGACGGATCAGGAGACACCTTACGTGCGGGTGCGGATAAAATAAACGATAACTTTAATGAGGTGTATGCTGCTTTAGGTAATGGAACCGCTCTTACCGATATAATTGATTCAAATGGTTTATTGAATGTAAGTTCAGGTGCAAACAAGATTGTGTTTTATTACGCGGGTTTAAGCGATCTTCCAAGTGCCTCTACATATCATGGGGCTGTGGCCCATGTTCATGCAACTGGAGGATTATATTTTGCACACGGTGGAGCGTGGATTCGTTTGAATGATGAGACAACTGGCCCTGTAACTAAATACACCGCAGGCACAAGCGGTTCATCTGCATATACCTTTACAGGTCCCGGTGCTACGGCAGGTAATAACCCAAACTTTACTTTTTACAAAGGTCATACTTATCTTATAGACAATACCGCTAATGTAGGTAGTCACCCCTTGCAGATAAGAACGTCTGATGGTGGCTCTGCTTTTACGACAGGTGTAACTGATAATTATAATTCAACCACAGGATTAACCCAATTTATTGTGCCGCATGAACCCAGTGATACTTCTCTAGTATATCAATGCACTAATCATAGTGCTATGGTAGGAAACATAACAATAGTGTGATGACATGAGCTTTACATACGATCAACTTAAAACAGCTATTCAAGATTACACGGAAAATGACGAAACAACTTTTGTCAATAATCTTTCTACGTTTATAAGATTATCTGAAGAGCGTATTTTGAAAAACGTGCAATTAAGTTTGTTTCGTAAAAATGCAACAGCGTCATGCACAGCTAGTAATAAGTTTTTAGCGTGTCCTGGAGATTTTTTGGCACCCTTCTCTCTAAGCCTTGCAGGGACAGATGGAGACAAGTTTTTTATAGATTTTAAAGATCCTAGCTTTATACAGACTTATACTCCAGATGCCACAACTACAGGATCACCAAGATATTATGCTGTTTTTGACGTAGATAACTTTATACTGGCTCCAACTCCTAACACCACCTTTACCGCAGAACTTCATTACTTTTATCGTCCTGCAAGTCTGACTGCCGGATCTGGCAGTGGCACTACATGGCTAAGTGATAACGCCGAACTTACACTTTTATACGGAGCTTTGGTAGAGGCTTATCTTTACATGAAAGGTGAGCAAGACATGATGGGTTATTATGATAAAAGATTTCAAGAAAGTTTACTTCCTCTCAAAATGATGGGAGAAAACAAAGAGGTTACAGATGAATACCGTACTGGGAAAGTTATAAGGGCTAACCAATAATGTTTAAAATAGATGTAAGTGTACCACAGAATGAACAGATTGTAGGCGTTAGAACTACAGAGAACAGGGGATTTACTCCTGAAGAACTGGCAGAACAATGTGTAGAAAAGATTATTTCGGTTTCTGAAAATGCCCATCCAGGTATCAGAGATCAAGCTCATGCTTTCTCAAAGCATGTTGAGAAGCTTGTTGCATATTACATGAGACAGGCTATTCGTAGTGACCGCACAACAGTGCACAATGCAATTAAAGATGCGGGTCATCCCCAACTGGCTGAACTTATAAGGAGACTTTGACATGGCCTTTTCTGGAAACTTTATGTGTACTTCTTTTAAGCAACAATTGCTTGTAGGTAGTCATAATTTTACAAACTCAAGTGGCGACACCTTTAAACTAGCTCTGTATGATAACAATGCTACGTTTACTGCTGCTACAACAGCATATACTTCATCCAATGAGGTAAGCAACTCTGGCTCATATACAGCGGGTGGTGGAGCGTTGACAAACGTAACGCCAACAACTTCTGGAACGACTGCTCTTACGGATTTTGCAGATAAGACATATACTTCTGCAACAATTACCGCTCGTGGTGCGTTGATATACAACACAACTACAGCCGCAGGATCAGGAACCACTGATACCGTTGTCGTATTAGACTTTGGCTCTAACAAGTCTTCTACATCTGGCGACTTTCAGATTGTTTTTCCAACGGCTGACGCAAGTAGCGCGATTATCCGTATAGCATAAGGCAGTCTTCCCGTGACAAACATCACAGGTTGGGGCCGTGGAACATGGGGCGAGGGCGCTTGGAATGAAGCGGTCCCTGTTCGTGTTGGTCACACTCTTAATGGTTGGGGTGAGTTAACTTGGGGTGAAACTTCTTGGGGTGGTGAGAAATCTACCGTTGCTGCAATGCAAGGTCAGGTTGGCACCGCTGTTGTTCGAGAAGATATATCTACATCTGTTACGGGTCTAAGTGCTACCGCAAGTGTTGGTAGCGTAACTGTACAAGGTAATAACACTGTCAATCCTGTTGGTCTTGCGGCTACAGGAGGTGTTGGACAAGTCACTCTTGTGACAGAACAGAATGTTCCACTTACAGGATTACAGGGGCAAGGTTTTGTAGGCACTGCCACAGTGGTTCAAGGTGGTGGCGTTGATGTTGTCGTGACAGGACTATCTGTAACAGCGACTGTTGGAACAG